GATCAGACCGTTGTGCGGCGAGTGCGCGGAGATGATCAGCGGGATGGTGGTACATATAGATGTATGGGTTGATGACATGGAGGATGACGAGGATTGAGGATTAATCCTGGACGGCCGGAGGCGCGGCAATGGTAAGAGTCGCGGACTGCCTGATGGGGGCCGGGAAGACGAGCAGCGCGATCACCTATATGAACAAGCACGCGGATGAGAAGTTCATCTATGTGACGCCGTATCTGGATGAGGCTGCGCGAATCAAGGCTGGCTGCCCAAAGCTGAAGTTCGTGGAGCCAAGCAACAAAAACGAAAAATATAAGTTCAAGAAGAGCCTGCATACGGCTGCGCTGATCAAGGCAGGAAAGAATATCGCGACTACGCACCAGGCTTTCCGAGGGTATACGAAGGACATGTTGGAGGATATCAGGGCGGGAGGATATACCCTGTTTATTGACGAGAACTGCGAGGTATTGGAGAAATATGAATTCGTAACCTCCGATGATATCCAGGCTGTCGTCGCCGCCGGGTACATGACGCTGGACAACGGTGTATACAAGGTGACGGACAAGGAATACAACGGGATCTTCTTCCGTGAGTTTCTGCAAAAGACAAGAGACAGAGAAATGGTCTGCCTCTGCGACAGCAAACAGAGCGTCGCCTATTACTGGGTGCTGCCGCCTGAGCTTATCACGGCTTTTCGGAATGTGATTGTGATGACATACCTGTTCGAGGGGCAGAGTCTCTATAACATGTTCAAGATCTACGACATCCCGTTTGAATACATCGGAATTCACAAAGACGAGGCCGGCTTCCGCTTTGGGGAAGCGCCGGGCTATGTGCCGGAGTATGTAAAGGATCTTGACAAAAAGATACATATCATCAGCAGCCCGAAGCTTAACGGAGTCGGAGACGATTATTACGCGCTGAGCAAGAACTGGTTTGAGACAAACGCCGAGGGCGTATCGACGCTGAAGAAAAACGTTGCAAATTATTACACAAACATATACAGGGATATACCGGCGGACAAGAGACTGTGGGGCTCCTACAAGGGCGCCTTTAACAAGATTAAGGGAAAGGGATACACGAAAAGCTTCCTGACCTTCAACGCTAAGGCGACAAACGCCTATAAGGGCTGCAACACGCTGGTGTATATAGCAAATATTTTTATGAACGGCGCTGAGGCATCCTTCTACAGGTCGCACGGGATCGAGGTGGATCAGGATCGTTACGCGCTGTCGATTATGGTACAGTGGATTTGGAGATCGGCAATCAGGGACGGCGAGGAGATACAGATATATATCCCGAGCAGAAGAATGCGCACGATCCTCCAGGACTGGATTAACTCATTTCATAACGGAGGTGACGCGAATGTTTGACGAATGTTTTTACTGCCCCGCCGCGGAGCAATGCAGCATGAACGGGAATCAGGACGAATGCGACAGGCTGCTGAAACGTGTGCTCGACGAGTCGAGAAATATGTTCGATAAAGCATGGACTGAATACGTCGGCGAGTACGCCGATTATTAAAAAGCATATCATCATAAGAAATAAATAAACACAGAGGAGTGTGACGTTTATAGGGAAACAATTAGCATGTCAGAAGTTCATCTATAAAATTCACAGCAGCAGACTGCGCGACAACCGGTGGCACCTGACACTGCCAATCGACGAGGCGAGACGAAACGACGAGGTGATCTCGTTGGCAGACAGCCAGATCCTGAGATGGATAGACGAGCTGAACGGGATTTCGGACGCAGATGAGAAGGCCCGTGAGATCAAGCTTCGTATCAAGAAGATAAGGCGCGAGGAGAACAGCACAAAGAATAAGCGGGCGGTAAGGCAGCTATACAGAGAGCTTGACGCGCTGCAATTCAAGCAGGACTACATGTGCCTGATCATTGACAGGGAGAAAGATTACTACAGGGCGTGCAAAGGATTCAGCATAAACGGCGTGCGGTATGTGAGACTGCTTGGGACAAACGGCGGCATTAAAAATTCGACGATCGTATTTGTAAGCGACAGGCTTGCGGATGAACTGAAAAGACGTGTTGAGAACGGACGCGATATGAGCATGGAGCTTGTAACTGCCAAGCTTGAGGCGTACAAGGCTTTGACATGCAGCGCGTCGATACCGGTATCACTCCCAAACGGTATTCTGATCGTAGACGATGCGGAGACGGAATACCGCTCCGATATCATCTATCTCACCGACGAGGGAGACGGGGAACCTGTTATGGAGAACAGGGAAAACGAGAGGATCGTTATGGACGCCTCGGACGGATACGGATTGATGCTCCCCTCTCTTGCAAAGAGGTGGAGCGATGAGCTCGGGCTTGACTACACGATGAGCGGATGCAACACACGCTTCTCATTTGAAAAGGGAATGGTGTTCGCATTCGACTTCATTGAGTTTGCGGAGAAGATCGCAAAGAATTATATCGTAAGGGACGCATACGGGAACGAGGTCGATATCCGAAACGTGGAATTGATTCTTACGACATCCATGGTCAAGTTATGGAACAGCTATACAAGCTGTGATGATTACATGAGAAAGTCGATAGAAAACGGATATACCTTCGGTATCCCAAAGGTATGCCCGAAGGAGCTTGAGGCGGAGAGAGCGCTGAACTACCAGTTTATCCAGAGCTACGACCTGACGGATGATGAAATTGATGAGCTGATCGAGCCGACGATGCGTGACATCAGAGACGCGCTCGGAGGCGACTGGAGAAAAACGATCCTTTACCTCAGAGGCAGCGGCATTACGGCTGAGAACGTGGAGAGAATGAGCAACGACTATGTGAAGGCCGCAATGATCGACAGGCGCGTTATCGACGATCCGTATGTCCAGAACGCCATTTATCAGGTTATGCGAAACAGCATAAACAGCGCAAAGGTCGGCGTGATCAAGGTACACGGGAATTACTCCATTATTTCAGGAGATCCGTACCTGTTATGCCAAAGCATTTTCGGGCTGGAAAAGACGGGGCTTCTCAAGGCAGGAGAGATATACAACCGGTTTTGGGCGGATGCCGGAGCGAAAGCACTCGCGTGCTACCGCGCGCCGATGACATGCCATAACAACATCAGACTTGTACATCCTGTCGATAACGAAGAGGCGCGGTACTGGTTCCGCCATATTAAGGCGGCGACGATATTCAACGGATGGGACACGGCGTTGGCGGCGATGAACGGCGCTGATCTGGATGGAGATATGGTAATGCTCACAGATAACCGTGTGCTTGTAGAGAAAATCGTGGAGCTGCCTGCGCTGATGTGCGCGCAGAGGAAGGCGGAGAAACGAATCTCGACGGAACAGGATTTTATAAAGTCCAATATAGACAGCTTCGGGAACAGCATCGGGCAGACGACGAACTGGATCACGAGTATGTTTGAAGTGCGGTCGCACTATGAGAAAGGCTCGGAGGAATATGAGATACTCAGCTACAGGATAAGATGCGGGCAGCTCTACCAGCAAAATGAGATCGACAAGGCAAAGGGAATTCTGTGCAAGCCGATGCCGCGTTACTGGCATGACAGGCATGAGGCGGCGCGTCTCGATGACGCGAGTGAAAGAGAAACGTGCAGGCGGATCGCGGCAGAGAAGAAGCCTTACTTTATGAGATATATCTATCCGGCGTTAATGAAGCAGTATAACACCTACATAAAGAACACGAACAGGAACGCGATGCGGGAGTTCCAGAAAACAGTCGAAGAGATTGAGGCTGTGCCGGAAAGCGAAAGGACAGAGCGGCAGAACGAGTTTCTCAGATACTACCATAAGCGCATGCCGGTTGGAACCGGAGAGTGCGTGATGAACAAGATATGCCGCAGGTTTGAGGCCGCCTTTGACGGATACGTCGGCAGACATAACGCATGTGTAAAATTCGATTACGGTATCCTCAGAAGCGACGCGGAGTATCTTCCGAAACAGTTTAGCGCTGTGAAGAAGCTGTTGGATGAGTACAACAAGCGTCTGGAGAACTATTCGATTTTCGCAGAATATGAGCGTGTGGATGAGTACGAATCGGTGTCGGAGATCATTGCGATGAATGACGAGTTCATGAAGGAATGTACGATGATTTGCCCGAACGAAAAGGCGCTGTGCAATATTGTACTCGATCTTTGTTACACACGAAACGCGACGAAGAAATTTGCGTGGAGCATGTGCGGGGATACTATTATTCAGAACCTGCTTGAGAAGAACGGGAACTGCATCTCATTCCCGGTAAAGGATGCGTGCGGTAATTTTGAATATGGCGGAGAGAGATTCTCCGTCGTGACGGCAGAGATTGGAGGGTGTGCAGATGACGATTGTTTTGAATGAGCGCGAGTGGACAGAGGACATGATTACGTCGCGCTCTTTGGGTAAGAAGCCTTTTGAGACATTACGCCGTGTGGCACGGTATTACATAGACAACGGGATACCGAAAAAGCAGGTCAGGAGAATGCTTGACAGTTTTATGATACAGTGCGATCCGAGCGCTTCCCTTACAAAGTGGTCGGAGTCTCTTGACAGGGCTCTGTCGATGGCGCTGAAGCACACCGCAATCAACATTGAATCCATCGATATTACGAAGCCTGAAATGGAAAGGATCGACGCGCTTGGCGGAAAGCAGATCAGGAGGCTCGCATTCACGCTGCTGTGCCTTGCAAAATACTGGAACTCAGTAATGGGGAGAAATGACGGGTGGGTCGTCAGCAAGGATGTTGACATCATACGGATGGCGAATATCAACACATCCATTAAAAGACAGAGTCTGATGTATTACAATCTCCGCGAGGCTGGGATGATAGAGTTCTCCAAAAGAGTTGACAATACAAGCGTGCGGGTGTGTTTTATCGAGGATGGGGAAACTGCGATGCGCGTAACCGATTTTCGCAACCTTGGATATCAGTACATGATGTATCAGGGCGAGCCGTATTTCGTATGCCAGAATTGCGGCATCACGGCGAAGATTGACAGCCCGGCGAGGGGGCGGAAGCCAAAATACTGCAAGGCGTGCGCGGCTGAGGTCGCGATACGAAACAGAGTGAACCACGCGATGCGAATAGAAGCCGGCGGCAGAAAGCATACGGAAAAGAAGTATCGTGTGTATATGCATACGTTCCCGAACGGCTGCGTTTATATCGGAACCACGTCTCAGTCCCTGAAGGACAGGTGGAAGAACGGGTCTGGTTATAACAATATAAATGTCGGATACGCGATTCAGAAATACGGATGGGATAACGTGAAGCATTATCTGCTGTATGAGGGAAGCGACAAGAATACGGCAGACGCTGTCGAAGCATACATGATCCAAGAGACAAAGTCGAATACGCCGGAGCATGGATACAACGCAAGGGAAAAGGCAGGAAGGGCCGCGCCTTGTCCGGACGTGAGCTGCCTGATTGCCATGAGAGAAGTGGATGGCAACGGGACTGAAATAAAAACGATGTAGTTGCGAGACAAAAAATAAAACCCGGAAAGCCTTGATATTACAGGGTTTTCCGGGTATTTGATGAGGTAGTTTATATGAAGGGTAAATAACAAAACTACTTTTCAAAAAATACTTAACAAAGGACTGATTTGATTACATGGTTTTAATCACCAAGCCTGAGAAGGAAGAAATTCTCAAAAAGTTTCCGAAGGTGAATATCGTGCGCACAATGCGCCAGAGGAGCAAAAGGCACAGATATTACTGTGAGGAGGCTCCGCAGGTGATGCGGCTTCTGAACACGCTTCGCGGGAAGGACAACGACAATGGATTTAGAGCGCCGCGCCGGTGAGTCGCGCATCCAGCATCACAAGAGGCTGGTTGACGGGAAGCTTGCGGATAAGACGCTCGCGGATGTGGACTATTCTGAGCTGTCCGAGTATGTGTACGGGCAGGCTTATTCCAGCGACGTTGCGCGGAGGATGATGTATGGGAGTAAAAAGACACTTGACCTGCTGGAGGACGAGCGTCTTACTGACATTCGGGATCAGGGTCTGATGGATGAGCTTGACGCAAAGAAGCTTGAGCTTCAGAAGGAACGGCAGAAGTTTTATGACCAGCGAATGGCCTATACGAAGATCGTGCGGGAGCGTGCGCGTGAGGAAGAGCTGAACGAGATTATCGAACGATGCGTCGCGTCAGGAAGGATGCCTGGTCTTCATCCGAATATGTATGAAGGTACCGGCATTGTCCGGCATGGCGCCGGCGGCGGGACGCTGCTTGTATCCCTGAATGACATTCACTACGGTGCGAATATCGACAACGCATGGAGAACATATAACTCTGATATCTGCGCCGACATGATGACCGAGTACCTGGAGCGCATACTTGCGATTGCGGACACGCATCGGAGCGAGGACTGCGTCGTGTGGGCGGCTGGCGATCTGATATCCGGGTCCATACACAGATCGATCCAGGTGTCCAACAAGGAGAATGTGATCGAGCAGGTCATGGGCGTTTCGGAATTGATCGCGCAGTTTCTCGCACATCTGAGCGAATCTTTCAGAACGGTGCGCTTTATCAGCGTCGCGGGAAACCACAGCCGCATCGAGGCGAACAAGGATAACGCAATCACGGCGGAGAGAATGGACGAGCTTGTGGAGTGGTATCTGCGTGCGAGACTGCAGAACTTTAAGAACGTGATCATTGACGACGAACACAAGCTCGACCATACGATCTCTGTATTCAACGTCATGGGAAAGAACTACGCAATGGTACACGGTGATTTCGATGCCAGTTATACAAAGGTGCAGTCTCTGCAAAGTCTTGTGAAGGAGCCTCTGTACGCCGTGCTTTGCGGCCACATGCACCACAACCAGACAGATATGGTACAGGGCGTGCGGACGGTGATGGCAGGAAGCTTCCAGGGTATGGACAGCTTTTGCGTTGAGAAGCGTATCTACGGTGTCCCGGAGCAGATGGTGTGCGTTTGCGACGAGACCGGGATCGTATGCCATTACGATATTGAACTCTGATGATTACATGGTGACGTTTTTAATCCGTTCAAGTGACTCCGGGGAGATT